AAAATTGTATACAAGATGCAGTTTGTACTGCTTTTTATCGACAGTAAAGTTTTAATCCTTCTAAAAATAAATGTGTATATAGTTATTTTTATAAGGTTATATTAAATCATTATAGGGATATTTTAAGGAAAAAAGTTAGAAGAAATAATATTGCCCAAATGGTTTCTTATGAATACACAACGGAAGATAACATCGCTTTTGAGCAGAATACAGCCTTTGAACCTAATTATAACTATGCCATACCGAGAGACATCGCTTCAATTGAAGAGTTACCACTTAACAGGTATAGATATAAAACAATTCTTGATGAGAAAAAACAAAGTTATTTTATAGATTTCTCTGACGCTAATACAACTAACTGTACTAGAAAAAAAAGTACAAGAAGAAGTCGAATTAATCGGTCTATTGGTAAACAAATGACCTTTGTAACTCTAGGAGTGCTCAGTAATTGAATCCTAAAGTAGTAGCTAATTTCATACAAAAAGAAATAGTAGATAAAAAGATACCTCATGCTATAACCTCAAAATCTTATAGGATAAACTCACCTTTTACTACTGGAGATAACGGGATGCATCTCTATATCTTTAAAGAAACCGGTGGCTGTAAAGATTTTAAGACTGGAGAAAGCTATTCGTTTGAACGGCTAGTCGGAGAAATTCTAGAGCTAGACTTAGATAGGAGAAGCGATATATTAAGTATAATCGCTTCAAAATATTCTATAGGCTGTAGCCTTTTAGCCGATATTGTTTCCAAGAATTCATCTAGTAAACACACATATGGGGAAGAGATTATTCCCAAAAGAATAAAACGTCCAACTGATTTTATTCCTATGAAAAAAATTACTAAAAATAACAAGAGGTTTTTTGATTATCTTAACTCAAGAGGTATTGATGATAATAAGATAAAAGAGTTTAAGATTCATTATGCTATCAGTGGCAAATATGAGAATAGAATTATTATTCCTATGTTTTATGAAAGGAAATTTGTTTATTTTTCAGCTAGAGATATTACAGGACGTTCTTCAAAGAAATATTTACATCCAAAATCAGAAGAAGTAAACGACAACGGTACAGGTTCAGTTCTTTACAATCTAGATAATGTCGAAGAAGGTGATACTGTTTTAATAAACGAAGGTCCTGTTAATTGTTTTCATAAACTTCCGGACAATCATAAATTAGTTGCTACTAATGGTAAAATAATTCTAATTAACCAGTTTTTAAAGCTTGAAAGGAAAAAACCTTCAAAGTATATAATATCTTATGATAATGATAAATATTTCCACGATTCTGTTATTAAAAGCTTCAAGTTTATAACAGAAAAAAGTAATGTGCCGGTTGAGGTTATTAATTGGGAAACTTATAAGGAAATAAAAGAAGATGTAGGTGATTTTGCAGACTTATACAGTTTAGTTGATGAGTTACCAATACATTCTTATAATATGCAGTCTTATTTAAAAGAAAAATTTTTAGGAGTTTAAAATGAAAATAAACAGAGAGTATTTAATTAAGAATATAGAGATTAACTTTGGTATCATAGACAGTAAGGATATCTTCGCCAATAATAAAAGTTCTATTATATGTTTAGAATTTAAAGACGATAAGCTATATATGTATTCAGAAAATAATGGGATAAGTATACAAACTATTACTAATCTTCCGGAAAAAGTAGAACTTGATATAAAAAAAGTCACGGTTAACGGGACCACATTTAAAAATGTTATTAGTGCTTTTACTTGTGAAGAGCTGAATATGGATGTAAAAGAAAACAAAATAATCTTTAAAAATGGCAAGCAAAGGTATACTGTTTCTTACCGAACTGATGTTAAATTTCCTGATATAGAAGTAGGGAATCCCGATAATGCCGAAGATGTTAGTGTTGAAAGTCTTAAGTATATCTTAGATAAAACTTATTTTGCTTTAAGTACCGGTAAAGAAACACCTGTATTTAGTTCTCTATGGTTCGGAGAAAAATACATATTAGGAGGGGATAACAATAGATTTACTAAAATAGTTAATGATACTTGTTTGAAAGATGTTTCAGTCCCTGCTATAGCTTTAAACGAAATATCTAATATTATCTATAAAAACAAGGACTGTAATTTAAAGTATTATACTGATGGAAATATCCTTTATTTTATAATTAATAATACTTATTTTATAAGTAGCCCTTTACCGGAAGACACTTATCCTAAATATATAATAGATGGGATTAAACCTCTTGATAAAAAAATTGTTTTAAATGCGAAAGAGTTTAATGATGGAGTTAAATTTATAGCCGGGACTATAAACGGGTCTAATCACAATATGTTTTTTGAATTGAAAGGTGATACTTTAATAATGTCAGCTGAAACAGCAATCTTTAATGGACATAATGAGATACCAGTGATATCACAGCAAAATACAGATTATCAGGATATAAGATTTTGCTTGAATTATAAATTTATTATAGATATATTAGCAAGAGCAAAAAAAAGTGAGCAAGTTATGCTAGAATATCAAGAACCAGGTATCCCTATCAATATAAGGATAAAAGATGAACCTTTTATCCATAGCATCGCCGTTATAGAAGAAGATAAAAAAGAAAAGGAGGATTAAATGGGATATAACTATGATTTCAGAAGTGACCTAGGAAAGGCTAAAAAAGAGGAAGAACTTGCCGCTAAGCAAGTAGTTTATACATTACCGGTTCTTCTACCTATTAAAGCAACCCTTAGCTTCAATGATGATAATAGATACGATTTTAGTTTTAAAACTGTAAAAGGAAAGAGAATTAAATTTGAAGTAAAAGATGATGATTATACTTTCAAGAGCGAAAACGCAGGGATTGAATTTAAATGTAGAGGAAAAGACTCTGGAATAGCTGTTACTCAAGCTCAGTATTGGATTCATAAAGTAAGAGGAGTATTTTATTGTATAAAAACATCAGTACTTAAAAAGAAGATAGAAGACGAAGAATATAAATATATACACGAAAGTGCCGGCGATGCTGGTAGTTTTACAAATATGTATTTATTCTCACAAGATAAATTTATTAAATGGGGAAGACCCTTAAAGGAAACAACATGAAACAAACATCAATAGCAGATAAATATAAATCAGTAAATTTAGAAGAAGGAATTATAAAACGTGTTCTACGTGATATGAATTCTGGTATGACAGAAACAGCTGTGATAGAAAAGTATAAACTATCTAAAGGACAGTTCCAAAATCTAAGGACTGTTTTAAATGAAAATAAAGGACCAGGCAGTTCAACAAAGCTTAAAGAAACAGGTGTAGCACTTGAAGATTTTAAGAAGAGAACTGGAGCCAGAAGGCAAGGTATGAGTGAAATTTGTTTATGCGGGTCAGGAAGATTATATGGGAGATGTTGCGTAAATAAATAATTGTAATAAGGGAGCTATATGCTCCCTTATATTACAATAAATATTAAGCAGGAATTGTTGTTGCGCCGGTATCTAGGTATGTACCTGTAGTTGCGGCTGTATCAACAGTACTTATGAGTTGAACTTTATCATACTGGAATTCACAGTTTATTTTACAGTGGTCATCTCCAGAATAAGATAAATCTCCGTATTCCACAGAAACTGGCCAGAAATTTTGATATTTCCAGTGTTCAATTTCTGCACCGTTAGGGTCTAAAAGGAATAAGTGAGCATCAGTAGAATAATCTTTCTTAAAACCTTGAGAGCCAAGCTGTAAGTTGTAAACAGTGTTAAACCATTTATATAAAACTTCTGCTGAAGACTTCATAGCTGCTTGCGCCAAGTTACCTTGACCATTTATATAATCCCAAAATTCACAAGCCATCTTATTGTCATGAGCCGGAACCCCTGCATAAAAAGATTTCTCATTAAATCTTTGAATTTCTTTAGAATTAACACTATAAGAAGGTCTTTTAGCTGCATCTAATCCTATCATTAAACCGGATAGGTTATCTCCATTTCCATCTTCTTTTGCTGTGCCATCTGCGTTTAAAAGCGGTATAATTGGTATACTTAATACAAAACGATTTTTATATTTCGGTTCGTATACGTTATCGATGAGATAACTAAATTGTTTGAATTCATCACCTTGAGCCATGAGAGCCTCCTTTGTTATTATATCAATTAACTTTATAAAAGTACTTATTTTTCATTTAATTTTGAAAATAATACTATTTATTGGTTAATAAATCATCTGCTGTCTTATTAGTAGCGTTCTTTTGATAGATATGGTCTGTCCCAATTGGGGATACATCTGCGTCTTTAGCCTCAGAAACTAGCCTTGCTCTCTCATATTTGAAAGTTACTTCTATTTGTACGTTCTCTTCTTCACCGTAGGATAAATCCCCAAAGTTTACGCTTATAGGCCATACATCAAAATATTTCCAATGCTCAGCTACAACTCCGGTTGGAGTAAGCATATATAAATGTATTGGAACCGAAAAATAATCTTTATAACCAATATCATCATAATCTTGATTATTTACAAGATTAAACCACCTATAAATTATAGAAGCCGTACTTACAGTTGGAGTGGCTGTCGCATCATTTGGACTAAAAAAATCTATAAAACTACACGTAATTGTTTTTTCTGAAGTGACTTTTCCTGGTAAATAAAAATTACTATTAAAATTAGGAACCTCTTGTACTTGTACCGAATAAGTTGGTCTAGAAAAAGTTTGTAATGATATTAGTAAATGATTTATAACGGAAATTACTTCGCCACCTTCGTATCTAGTCCGCCCATCTAGAGCAGCAGGAAGGTCTGGTATATTTACTACGAACCTATTTTTTGTTTTAGGCTCGTAGTGATTACCGTCTGTAGTAGCTAGATAACTAAATTTATAATGTTCGTCAAAAAGCTTTATATCATCAGCCATTTTTATTCTGTAAAAGAACCACCTGCAGATGTTATAGTGAAATATAGGTCAATAACTTCGATAGCCTTAACAGGTTTAAGGAAGATTTTACCAACCATTTTATTTTGGTCTAGAATATCTGGAGTGTTAGTTGTAGCATCACAGATTACTTTATAATCTGTAAGACCATATCTTTTTTGAATATCAGCTAAGAAACTATCAGCTCGAGCTGAGAATGAAGCCCATGTCGCAGGAACTGCTGGTTCAAATATATAAGGTCTAGCTATTGAAGCAATTCCTTTTTCAGCGAATAACATCATTCTTCGAACATTTACTCTATCAAGAGCAGAAGCCGTTCTTAGGAGAGTTTTCTGTCCCCAGACAACTTTTCCTGTTCCGACAAAACTGACAATAGGGTTAACATTGTTTCCCTGTTTGCCATACATCTTATCTCTTTTTCCGATATTTGCA